CTTCATCAGGCTTCTGGCCGGAATGATCAATTGCTCTTGCTTGGCCAGCTGGGGCATCTTGTCTTGAGTTGTGATGGCCTGCAAGATCACTTGCCTTGAGTCCCAAGCAAAGTATCCGGCAAAGGCCAGAAACGACAGCAAGATCACTGTGAAGAGCTTGAATGGGTTATCGACCCACTTGATCAGTTCAACAATTTTTCCCGCAGTTGAGTCGTCTTTTTTGGATTCTGGCTTTGGCGCTGGTGGTGCAGCAGCTGGTGTAGCCAAAGTCACATTGACTTGGCTTGCTGGTTGAGGCTTTGGCCTTGATCGTTTAACTGGTGCGACCTTGGCCGCTGCTCTTTTAACTGGTGCTTTTGTCATTTCATTGCCCAAACAATAATGTATGTGGACCAGACCACAAGGGCCGTGATGCAGACCGCAGCGATAAATGCCACGGCCCAGTCTTTCATAGCCCGAAAATCTTTTTGACGAATTCGGCAGCCACACCTGGTCCAAGCAAAACGGCCAAGATTGCTGCATAAAGCAGATATTCAATCTTGGTCATTCGCCTATCACCTTCTTTTAAGGTGTTGGCAATGGAGTTATATCGCTCGGCACAAATGGCCTCATGCACCGCTAGGCGCTTGTCAGTGTCGGCATCCATGGCTCATTAAGGCGCGTCAGGCCATGTGATGGTCCATGGGAATCCAGACTGGCCAGTCACATCGCGCAGTGCCTGGCGATAAGTAGCCCAGGCTGCATCCAGTGTGGTTGCAGTCTCAGCAGCCTTGATCACGCGCCAGTCACTTTCAGACAACTTAGTGTCCCTAGTAGCACGAACACTCTTAGCCTGTTCAGCATCCTTCTGAGCCTTGTATGCAGTCTCATGCTCAAGGGCTGTAGTTGTTACGCCATCGACAGTCGTATCTGTAAACACAGGGCCAAGGATGTGCTTTGTGTACCACTTGCCATCTACTTGCTCAACACCAGAGGCTTGAGAGTATTGGTAAACAGTACCACCAGTAGCTTGTGGGCCTTCAAAGACTACATCAGCACCCAAAGCATCTAAGACTTCAGTTGTTGTTATGTCCCATGATGGGCCACCATTGGCTTTTGTGTATGCACGAAATTCACTTTCGTACATTACTTGTCCAGTTGATTGAATTCGTACTTGCATGATTTTTCCTTATGCGATTGCCAAGAAGATGTATGAACTTCCAGATGCGTTTATATTTGTATCTGATGTAACAATTTCAAATCCAGTAGAAGCTGTATAAACCCAATTGGTGTTTGTTTCTCCGTCAGGATTGTTTAAAAATAATCTAGGGTCTGTCCCTGCTGTCATTCCTCTGGAGGTGTCCCAAACAAACCAACTAGAAGTTGCACTTGTCTTTTTAATCATTACAAATCTTGCGCCACCAGTAAAACCACAGTTTATTGTTTGTGTTGACCCATTTCCTGTGTATGAACCTACTTTAGAAACACCAGCACAAGTGGCAAATAAATAAGCTACATACGTTGCCGCACTTGTGTTAACTTCTGATGCAGTACCAATACTAAAAACAGAACTTGTTGGGGTTGTACTGTTCCATCTAGTTGCTCCAGTTGCTTTAGCGGCTGTTGTATTTAAAACTAAATACTCTGTATTTGCTAATCCGCTTGAATATATTTGCCAGGCAGTTGCGCCAGAACGTCCTTTAACAATTATTAATTCAGGTACAACACCCAAATTGTGCGTCACAGTTGTTGCAGTTCCTGTACCTGTATAGCAAACAACATCAAAGAAATTAGGCGCACGACTAAAGTAATAATTCAACATATCACTTGATGTTGCATTACTACCCCAACTTGAATCATAGGTAAGATATTTACTTCCTGTCATCAAATCAAAAGCAAGACTTTGAACTGAATCTTGTGCAGTTGTTCCTTGGTCTAAATAACCACCGCCTCTTAATCTATCCCACCTGGTTTGGAAATCACCAACTCTGCGTAAATGCCACATGGTATCTGCGGGGTTCATTCCACTAGCAGTAACTGTTTGTCCAGCTGCACCAGTTCCTGTGTATAAAACAGGTTTAAAAACACTTGTCCCACTCGTAGGCACTTTCATTGGGCCTCTACGAATTGATATGTAGATAAAATCAGACGAACTACTGCTGTTTGCAATGAAACCAGTTGCAGTTGGTTGCGTATAATCTGCACCAGTAAGTTCAGCGTCTGACAAATTAGGTCTTAAGGCTGCGCCTCCAAAAGTTCCAGGCGTTGTCATTCCCCTCATGTTGTCAACAAGAAACCAATCACCTACTCCACTAGAACGCTTCCACAAAACCCATTGAGGCTCATACCCAAGAGTTACTGTTCCAACACCAGAGCCATTAGTAGTAAATGTCCCACACGAAATCACATTGTCTGTACCAGTCAGACCAAAGCCTCCTGCGTCATGGGCGAATAGGTAGGCTACATAGGTATCACCATTTGCATTTACACCAGAATATGCGCCACCTACACCAAAATCTGTGCTTGTTGGAGCAGAAGTTCCCCAAAAATTTGTATCACCCGTAGTCACACTAGAAGTGCCATTCAGAATCATGTAGGCTTCTGTAGTTGGTGTGAGGCTACGATGCCACGCATACCAATTTCGTGCTGTGCTTGTGCATTTAACAATGATAAATCCTGGAGTGCTACCCAAAGAATGTGAGATTCTTCTATTAGTTGCATTGCCCGTATAAGTCACAATATCAAAGAACTTTGGTTGCTTGCGGAATGTCCATCCAACATAAGTCTTAGAAGTAACATCTACATTGTCACCAAATGAATACCCATTTGAATTGAATGAAGCCATCCAAGCAGTTGAGCCAACACCAGCTTCAGCAGAAGTTGAATTAGTTTGCAAATAAGGGCCAGCACCCCTGTTTGTATCTTCAATAATGTGGCTGTCGTATGGTGTGCCAAAGCCTGAAGCTACACGAGCTTTCATCCATACCATTCCACCTTTACCAGATAAGTCAATTCCGTTGTTAACAGTCTGACCATAGCCTGTGCCAGTCCAAAGTTGTGTTTGAAACACATTCTCGATATAGTTAACTACAGCAGCCGCACCACCACCAAAGGCATCGTAACTAGCCGCACCAGAAGTTGCTTGTAATGGCATAGTGTTAAGCCTTAAATTGTGTGTTGCTTGCCAAGACTGTGAAAGTCGCACTACCCGTCTTTATAATTAAATAACGATAGCTATCAATGCCACTAGCATTACCCGCAGTAGGCGCACCACCTAGCCACCTAGTTGTAACACCTGATGTCGTTCCATCCACTTGCACAGCAGAGTTGTAGTAAGCAGTAGAGCCTTGAGTTACCAAGAAAGCCACAGTCATTGATTGACCTGTACTCATCAAAGTATTCAATGAAGTACCGCTAGAGCCTCTGAAGTTAACTGTCCAGTTAGCACTTGCGTTACTTGTGTAATACAAGACTGCTTGAGTGGTAATGTCGTAGTTAATCGTGCCAGTAGCCGCTGTTGCTGATACTGTAGCTACCTCTGCTGCATCGTTTAAGACTAGGGCTAATTTGCTGCTAGTGCCAGAAAAAGTGTTTGTGCCTGTAAAGGTTTGATCTGATGCTAATACAGCATCACCCGCAGCAGCTGCTGCAAAACCCAATGTCCCAGATCCGTTTGTCTTCAAAACAAAATTAGCAGTGCTGTCAGCTGTGGGCAGTGTGAATGCCGTGACAAAGCTCTGCAAGTTGGAGTCATAGGCCAGCACATCAGTTCCAATGGCCACGCCAAGCGCTGTCCTGGCTGCTGATGCAGTAGCGCCACCCGTACCACCCTTTGTGACCTTCAGCACTGGGCCGGTATCAAACAATGCGTCAATGCTGTCCAAGTCGGTATTGATCTTCGTTCCCCAAGTGTCGGTGGATGCACCAACTTCGGGTTTGGTCAGCAATAGATTCGTGGTGGTTGTATCAGCCATTTTTCACCTCATGCGGCAATTTGCCAAGATTCACTATTATCAGCAATTGGAGTCCAAGTTTCACTTGAATCGCCAATTGCATCCCATGTTTCTGATTGGTCAGAGATTGGTGTCCAGGTCTCTGAATTATCAGAGATAGCTGTCCATGTTTCTGCCGTGTCGTTTTCGTCTTCCCATTTTAGTCTTGCATTGACCGCCATGGATGATGTTTCTGTGAATGCAATTGCACCAGGCTGCCTGCGCTGCGCATTCACTACCAAAGTGCTTGTGCCAATTACGATAAAGCCAGAATTTCCAAGAATACTTGTGCCGACTGTCAGTGTCGATGTGTCTGTGATGCTGGCCGCGCCAATGGCATAGCGTCTTGCAGCCACCGCCATAATGCTGGTGTCACTGATGGCGGCTGCGCCCACCGCATAACGCACCCCAGCTACCGCCATGGTGCTGGTGTCACTGATACTAAATGCAGCAGTTTTTAACTTATTGGCCGCCACGGCCATGGTGCTTGTGCTGGTAATGGCCATTGCACCATCAAACACCTCATTGGCCTGCACAGTCATTGTGCTGGTGGATGTGATTGCTATTGCAGCAGATACATACCTGGTCGCAGCCACCGCCATGGTGGACTGGTCAAAAATCTCAAATTGGGCGTTTGATACAGTTCTACCAGCCACCGCCATGGTGCTGGTGTCTGTGATGATTATTTGAGGCTCAAATGTGCCTCTGGAGTAGTTGCCCTTGCCGTAGGAGCCGTAGCCGTAGCCTACCCTCGGATCAGAGTATTGGCCAACACCAAAATTCCCCGATCCATAGGCTGCCATATCAGGCCAAAGTGATGCTCAAGGATGTGGCTGGAATGCGCAAGACATCGCCATCATTGATGGTGCGCGCTGTGGTCAATGGCGCCCAGGCTAAAAGATTGCCTGATGTGCTTGCATCAAAGATGCCTGCCCAGCCGACTGATCCCCAGTTTCCACCGCTGGCAGCTGCAAACTCGATGGCCGCTGCATTGGTGAATGTCGTGGCCGTGCCAGAGCCTGAGATCGTGCCAGTCACTACCCGTGCGTAGCCACTACCAGACACCTCAGTGCCGCCACCCGTGTCACTGGGTGCAGCCGTGAAAAGGCCAACATACCAAGCCGTGGGGCGCGTTGCGCTATTTGTAGTGAAAACCCAATTTAAAACTAGGTTTTCGGTGTAGTCGGTAAAAGATGACATGGTCTAGTCCTTATCCAAAAGTCTTTGCACGGGTCAGCAATGCACCACCAGAAGATGCACCACGATCATCGGCAGTTTGTAAATCATTCAAGGCTCGCTCATAGAGTGTTGCCCATGTCTGGATTCTCGCATCATCTTGCAAGTATGGTGCAGCCTGAAGCAATGCGCCATATAGATAAATGTCAGGACTTGAGGCCAAAAGCCAGTTGCTGGCCACACTGCTTGATAACTTTGTCAACTTCGCGTAATAGGTCAGCTCGGTCGTATAGTTTGCGTCTGGTGTCGGAACAATCCTAAACTGGCCACCAACCACACCAAAGAATTTGGGTTTGCCACTGGCCGTGTAATTGGCCGCCTCATTGTCCAAGGCATCAATGCTCAAAAACTGCAATGGGGTCTGGGGGTTTGTG